GCAGGAAGTGGGCGCTTTCGATACCGAGGCTCTCACTATCGCCGCGCCGGCGGAGCTCGGCAAAATTTACAAACTCGGATATCGCCGGGTCACCATGAAGAAAATCAATTATGACGGCGGCACCGAGCCGTTCACCGTCGGAAAAACTCTCAGCACGGGGGCATCTACCGCCGTAATCATCTGGGTAGATGGAGGCGAAGAAACCGGCGCGTTATATGTCGCATCTCTAACGGGTGCTAATTTTATCAACGATGCGGTCTTGGTTGATGACGCCACACCGACTCCGGGCGCTGCCGTCCAGAACGGCGCGGTAACCACGATAACGGACGATATCGTAATCACAGATGATGGCGGGACCAAGCGTTACGAAAAGGGCGTGGATTACGACTTTCATCCAATCGCCGGAATTGTGTACCTTCGGAAAAACTCGACCATAACTCCGGAAGAGGACCTTGCGCATTTTTTTGATATCCCCGCTCTTTCCGAGACGATCCTCTCCGATTCCGGAAGCCCGGTCGAGAATTGGCAGGTGGAAGTCCATTCGGACGACCCGACAAACAAGAATTCGATTTCATGGATCGGATGGAACTGTAAGTTCTCGCTCGAATCCGCCGCCTTGAAATTGCTGACTGAATCAACCGATGAAATCGAGGTTGCTGCGACGCTAGATGTTCTCGCGGATGGCCCGAATGCGAATTCGGCAGAACCGATTTATCGGCTGATTGTCCGCGAAGCGGCTTAAGCCGAAACGAAAACAAAATTGTAACCCGTAGGGGCGGGCCACCGCGCCCGCCCTTCTTTAACCAGGAGGGAAAATGGCAGACAATAATGACCGGCGGGTATACGAAGAAATAACGATTGGGAAAAACACTTATAAAATATACGAGTTGATCGTTGACGATATTTTTCTCCTTCTTAACGAGTTTGATCTCGGGTTGAAAGATATAAAAAACCAGTCCAAAGAAGCGGCGGCGGAAAAGTGGCTTATGTTCCTGCACAAATGGCTCCCGCGAGTCACCGACATCCCGCTCGAGGATTTTAAGAAATTTCATTTTTCGGAAATCCAGAAGGGTTGGGAGGTTTTCAAAAAAATCAACGCCCCTTTTTTCTGGACGTTGGAAAAGCTGGAGATGGGCAGGCCGATCATAGCGGCCATTCAGGAGCTCTTAAAGATTTTACCGCCACGGTCGCCCGCCTCATCGAAGCCGGGCACCAAAACGTTTGGGGATACGGTTACGGGTTTTTTAAGGCGGTAGTCGAGGAATATGCGAAAATCGAAAAGGAAGAATTCGCGCAACTGGCAACTGCCGTTCGCGCGGGATATTACGCGGATGAAAAGGAATTCAAAAAGATTATTAAGTAGCGCCGCCGTCCCGGCGGCTTGCCAGCGAGACGCTGGCGCTACAGGGGATTAGATGGTCGGCAAATCGAACATACTCGAAATAATAATCCGGGCCAAAGACCTCGCATCCGGCGCGTTCAAGCAGGTTCAGCTCGGGATTAATCAAATCGGATCGGGCGCTTCCAAAGTTTGGAATTCCCTTTTCAACCTGAAAAATCTTATAGTCGGCCTGGCTGCCGGGGCTGTCGTTACCGGCATTTATAAGATCGGGAAAGCTTTGACGGGCATGGCGTCTGCCGGAGAAACCGCGCGTCTCCAGTTCGAGGCTATCACCGGGTCCGCCGCCGAAGCGCAGGATATGATGGATTTCGCAAAAGGTTTCGAGGAAAAAAACGTCATATTCAAGCTCAGCGAAATCCGGGACGGATTAAAAGAGATGAGTGTTCGCGGCCTCGACGCGAAGGCGGACATGACGGCGGTCGGAGATGCGGCCGCCGCCACCGGGAAAAATATAACCGAAGTTGCCTCCGATATCGGCACCGCGACGATGGGGATGTTCCGAGGCTTGCGGCAATACGGCATCCAGGCCAGCGCGGAAGGCGATAAGGTCGTTTTCAAGTGGAGACAAAACGGCGTCGATATGGTCAAGGTCGCGGAGAACACTTCCGCCGGAATGGAAGCCGCGCTTCGGGACGTGTTCGAGGCCAAGTTCGGCGGCGCAATGGCGAAGTTCAAAAATTCGTGGGCGGGCATGTGGGCGGTTGCGGAGAATGTCTGGGACGATTTCAAAAGGAAAATTATGTCTTCCGGCGTTTTTGAATACATGAAAACCGCTTTCGGCGATGTGATAAATATCATTGATCGGCTGAAAAAAAGCGGCACGTTGGATCAATGGGCCGCGAGTTTGGCGGCGGGCATTTTGGAAGCATTTGACGCCATAATACAGGGCGGAGTCAAGGTCTATGAGGTGTTGAACTATATCTCCAATTTGGCGCACACTCGAGCGGCGAAAAGCCTCCAGGAGCAAATAAGCGAGAATGAATCATCCATCCGGAAAGGGACGGATTATCTGGTGTCCTTAAGCGGCAATACGTCCGGCAAGATCGCCCAAACCGCCATGCAAGATGTCGCCAACCTGAAAAAGGCCAACGAAGGATTAAAAGCGCAGCTCAAATCGGAAAACGAGGCCATCGAGCAAAGCTATAGAAATCAAATAAGGGCGGACGAAATATCCGGGTTGGCTAAAAAATGGCGCGCTAAAGCGGCGGCCGCGCCGAGCGCAGCGCCAACCGAACCTGTCGGTGGTGGCGGCTTCCATGATAAATTTGATGAAGACGCCGGCGGGGCGGACGAAGAGCAGAAAAAACTCGACGCATTGGCGGATGCGGAACGCAAGGCGGAGCTAATTCGGCTTAAGGCAGACCAGGATACTTTCAACCTGATTCTCGACCATTCCTATCAGGAAGGCTTGACATCGATCGAGAGTTATTATTCCCAAAAAATCTTAAAAACCAAAGAAGCTTATGACGAGGAGCTTGCGATAATACAGAAGGCGATGGATGAACTCGGAAAATCCGGAGAGACGGACGCCGAGGCCGCCGCCAAATATGCCGAGTTGTCGGCTGCGTATTATGCAAAGCGGAAAGAAGAAGGCCGAGCTTTAGTTCAACTTCAGTGGGAAGAAAACGCCGCGCTCGAAGAGCAAAAGAAAAAACGGCAGGAGATTCTCGATCTGCTCGATCAAATCCGCCGTGAAGCCGCAGCTGGCCCGACGCCCGAAGGGCCGTTTTCCGAACTTGGTAATTTGGCCTTATTGCCGGAAAAACAAAAAGAGGAAATGGCCGACCTTAAAAAACGCCAGGAGGAACATATCGCCAACCTCCGGGAAATGAAAGCCACTGAGGCGCAGATCGAGGAGGCCGCCGCCAGGCATCGGGTCGAGATTGAGAAGTTAACGTTGACACAAATAGAGCAGGAGCGAATACAGGCGCTTCAAGGCCTGGCTCAAGTTGCCCAATTTGCCGAACAAGGTTTCGCCAGTCTTTATGAATTGTCGGGCCGCAAGGCAAAGGAATGGTTCTATGCAATGAAAGCCATGCAGGTGGCTCAGGCGATGATCGGGGCCAGTATGGCCATTATCCAGACGTTGGCATTGCCTTTAATCCCGATGCCCGCGAAGATGGTAATGGCGGCAATTATCGGCGCCGCCGCAATGGCGCAAGTCGCTGCCATAATCGCCCAGAACCCGGCAATGTGGGAGGGCGGCTGGGTACCAGGGAGTTCTCCGCATAAACACGCCGATAATGTCTGGGTAAGAGCTACCGCAAAGGAATTCATGTTGCCGGTGGATGCCGCCGAATATTATGCCCCCTGGCTGGAAGGACTTCGCAGGAAATTAATTCCCCGGGAAGTGTTTGCTGGGTTGAATTTCCGCTTCAGCCCGCCTGCAATTTCAACCCGATCCGCGTACGCCACCGGCGGCATGGTAGCGCCGCCGTCCACGGCGGCATCCGGCCCCGGCGCGCAGGTGACAATTATAAACGTGACCGACGCCCGTGAGATAGACCGGTACCTGGCGACACCTCAGGGGCAAAACGCCGTATTGAACATTTTGTCCGGCAGGTCGCAGGCGCTCAAGAAAATTTTGATCGGATAAAGGAGCAGAAGTGAAAAAGAAAAAACACGCGATTTCTTTTTGCTTACTTTTTCTTTTTCGCTTAAAGAAAAAGTAAGTGACTGATATCGCGGCATACCTGACGATTTCTCCCAACTGGGCGCAGCCGATAACCGTCGGACGCAGATGGCAGACATCTATTCTCCGGACCGAGGTCGGCCTCGAGCAGCGATCCGGATTGTTCTCCTTGCCGCGCCGGAAGATCAAATACCAGCTCGATATTTTAGACGAATCCGAAATGCGCTACGTCAAGCGATACCTATTTAAATTTATTCATCAAATATGGGGCATCCCAATCTGGCCCGATGCCATGATTTTATCCGTCGATGCTGAGGCCGGGCAAAACATCCTCGAAGTCGAATCGTATTTATATAGAGATGTGGCTACCGGAGAGCAGATAATCCTGTTGTATCAATCCGAGCCTCTTGCTTACGAAATTGGGACGATTGCCGGATTTGCCGAAACGCAAATCGTCCTGCAGGGTCCCCTTAATACGACATGGTTTGCCGGGAATCCGGTTTATCCGATTATGGCGGCCCGGCTGGCGTCTGCGCAGGAGATAACTCTTAATACGCCCTCGATGGGCGGTATCGGCATCGAAGCGACAGAGGCATTTGCGTAATGGCAGATCAATATCTCGGGATTGATCTCTTCCTCGATAAACCGAACTGGATTTCAGACCAGTCGCTCGGATTTTTGCATCCTTATGAATTGCTGAGCTTCATCGGCCTCGAGCATTCCGGCTCAATGGAGACCGAAACCGGGTTCCGGATCAAAGGAAAATATACCGCGCTCGAAAGGGCGGAAATCGCCGCCCTACGCGCCTTTTTCGATTCCAAGCGGGGTAGACTCGAACCCTTCTGGATGCCGTCTTGGCAGCCCGATTTGCGCATCACGGAGCCGGTTGCGGCCGATGCCACGGAAATCATAACCGAATATTGCGAATATTCCGATTTCTGGGCCCCAAATGCGATCATTGGGCGGTATATTTACGTGCTATGGCCTGACGGAGAATACGTCTGCCGGAAAATTATTTCCGCGCCGGACGAGGTAACCATCGAGATAAACGAGGCGCTCGAGCGTGAGATCTACGTGGAGGAATTGCCGTATATGCTCGTTTGCTTCCTGAATTTTGTCCGGTTCGATCTCGACGAAATCGAATTCGTTTACGCCACCCCGGAGATCGCCGATATCGAGCTGGCGTTTATGACATTACAGGCGGTTTAAAAAAATGAAACAAGTCACCCAGGGATATGCCGATACCGAAACCGCTTCGACCCGAAAGCCGGTGGAATTGTATACGCTATGGGGCCGTGCGATTTATTATTTAACCTCGGCGGATGCTCCGGTGGATTTTGGCGTGCACACCTATGAGCCGGCGGTTATCAAGCGCGGGATTATCGAGACCAATTCCAACCTCGAATCGAAAGAGCTCGAGGTAACCTTCTCTCGAGTCAACCCCGCGCTCGCCGCGTATCTGGCGAATAACCCCCTGAACAATATGCTTGTGATCATACAGAAATTATTTCGGGACATGGATCCGCCTGCCGCAACCTATATATACGTCGGCCGAGTAAAAAACATAAGCATCTCCGGAGAAGCTATTCTGGTGAAATGCGTGGCGCCGGATTATTTCCTGAAGACACAGATTCCAAAAATGGTTTATCAACCGGAATGCAACTGGACGCTGTTCGGAACCGAGTGCGGTAAAAACGAGAGCGGCTATAAAAGGATATTGCCGGTTGCCGTGTCGGAAGACGGCCGGACACTCACCGCCGATTGGATCGCAGATAAGCCGAGCAATTATTATACACTGGGATACGCCGAGCACCAAAGTTTAAGATCGCTGGTGGTCGAGCATCTTGGCACGCACGTCAAACTGGCATATCCGCTCCCCGGCCTCGAGAACGGAGAGGCCGCATGGCTATGCGCCGGCTGTGACGGCAAGATCGAAACCTGCCGGGACAAATTCCAAAACGTCAGCCGGTTCGGCGGATTCCCGTATATACCAGACGACAACCCGTGTTTATGGACATGATATGAAAAAAACAGAAGGCAAAAGTCAAAAGGCAAAAGTCAAAAGAAAAAAACGGGTGGCCCCGATTGCCGCAATCGGGGCGCCGCAGGCGCAAGAGGTCACTCCAATGTCCATCCCGGAATTCATCCGCGTATTGGATTCGTGGCTCGGCACCCCGTTCCGGCACTGGGCTTCCGTAAAAAATCGCGGCGCGGATTGTGTCGGATTTGTGATCGGCGTACTCATCGAGGCGCGTTGGATCGCGCCGGGCAGAATCCGGATTCCACATTATCCGGCGGACTGGCATCTGCATTCCGAAAAATCGCTTATCCTCGAAGCGCTCCGGGCGGCGCCGGAGTTCGCCGAGGTTCCCCTGGATAACCTCAAAACCGGAGATTTGGTGTTATTCCAGTTCGGAAAAAGCGCATCACATATCGGGTTTTATATCGGGGGAGATTACCCTCTGATTTATCACGAAGTTTACGGCCGCGAATGCATGGTCACACCCTATAGCCAGTGGGTTTCCCGCGCCCGATTCGTCTTCCGCGTATGTAGCGCCGCCGTCCCGGCGGCATCGGATCCCCCAAGAGGCGAGATGGATCGTAGCTCCGCCGTCCCGGCAACTTGCCGGCCAGAGGCCAGCGTTACGGAAAATGGTAGCGCCGCCGTCCCGGCGGCATGCCGGCCGGAGGCCAGCGTTACGGAGAAAACGGAATGAGCAGCGGCATTTCATCTCGCAGTCTTGGCGTCACCGGTGTCTGGGCCGACGTTCTCGATATCGCATTTTTAGGCGCGGGTTTTTGGGCGATGAATAAATTCGCGCCGACCGCGCCACAGTTGGGCGGGCCGAAAAAAACGCCATTTGACATTCCATCCTCAGATGAGGGTATCCCCGTGGCGGACGTCCTCGGCACCTCACAACTCGCCGGGAATTTCCTTTGGTACGGATATAACCGATCGAAGAAGGTGGACGAGGAAGTCCCGACCGGAAAGGGAGGAGGCGGCGAGGCCGGGTCTTCGATCACCGGATATAAATATTTCCTATCATGGGCGCACGCTATCTGCGCCGGGCCCGTGGATCATCTTTACACGATTTGGAGAGACGACAAAATATTGTGGCACGGCAACCTCACCCCGCCGCCATCCGGGGATTACGCAACCATCAATATAGATAATTACGGCCGTATAGATTTTTATTTCGGCACATGGTCTCAGACGGCTTGGAGCCAAATCGGCGCAAAAGTCGGCGCGACCGTCAACCCGCCCTATAACGGCACGTGCTACGCCTTATTCCGGGACTGCAAACTCGGCCGCACAAACCGTGTCCCGAACATGAAATTCGTTGTCTCCAAACGACCAGCGATCAGCTTCAACGGGCGCCACGAGATCGGGACTCATGGGTATAATCCAGCGCACGCCATTTATTATATTCTGACCACAATGGCCGGGATAAATACGGCCTATATAGATGCCACGTCTTTCTCCACGGCCGCCGAAACCCTATACGCCGAGGGTCGCGGTATTTCCGTTGCGCTCGACCGCATCGAAGAAGCTCGAAGTTATGTCGAGAACATCCTCACGCACATCGATGCCGGGCTGTGTTTCAACGAGCAATTCAAGCTACAGCTGAAACTTTTCCGGGACGATATTGCGGTCGGTGAAATCCCGGTGATCGGCGCGGACGAAATACTGGACGCGCCGACGATAAATCGGCCGGATTTTATAGACACCAAAAACGTGGTGAAGGTCACGTTCCCTTCGATGAAATATAAGCATGACGACCAATACAAGATAAAATTCAAGGATCGGACGGTCGCGTCGAAAGACCACGCGAACATAAAGTTGCAGGAGAGGCAGGTTTTGAAGCCGGTCAATCTGCCGCTTTTTAACGACGCCGCAAACGCAGGGTGGGCTTGCCATCGGATATTGCGGTCGGTTTGTTTTCCGTATGCCTCTCTTAATTTCACCGGGAACCGGAAACTCTTCCGATACCAGGTTGGAGATGTTTTCGGCTTGGATTATTCCCGATACAATTTCGCGGGGAATATCTTCCGGATCACAGCCATTCAGGAGGAAGGGATCGAGAGTGAGAAGATAATTATAGATGCCGTTGAAGACCCTTGGTATTACGGCCGCTTTGCAGACGTATCGCCGGGGATTGGAACCGGAGAATATTTTCCGGATCCATCGCTCGATCCGCTCGCAAAAATCTCCGTAGCCGAGCCGCCCTATATCCAAGACAAATATCCCGGCTGTATCATTCCGCTCGCCGGCCGCGAAGACGATGAGGATGGTTTTATCGTATACGCCGGCATGGACGGGTCGAGTTACGAGCCGATAATGCAGGGCGATTATGCGGTTTTCGGTTGGCTCATGGATTCCCCGGCCGCCGTCTGGCCTAACCTTCACGGCGCATATCCGCTGACCAACAAGATTGACGACGATAACGGTTTTTACGTGTGGATAGAAAAGGATGCGGAACGCATTCAGACGATCTCCCGCGAACGTATGGTCGCCGGGGACAACATCGCCATACTGCAAACAATGAAAAGCGTTTCCGGCGCGGCCGAGCCACCCTATGTACCCCGCTATGTACCTCTCCCTCCGTTCTATGATCCGCTCGCTTGCGAGATGATAAGTTTTCAGACAATCGAGCCGACCGAAGTGGAAAATGTTTATAAAATTATCGGGATTCAACGGGGATTGTTCGGCAGTAAAATGAAAGAGTTTTGGTGCCATTATAGCGCTCCCGATTGGACTAATCCGGCATTTTTCTATCTCGGAAAATTCGAGAACCTGGCGCTATTGAAAAATCTCCGGAAAATTAATGAGGGCGCGACCCGATATTTCAAAATAGTCCCCATAGAGAACACGTTCATCGGCGACATTTCGGAGGCGGCGGCATTCTCGAAAACTATAGCACAGATTTCCACATACCCGGCGGCGCCCGGACAGATATTCGCCAACGGAAAGGCGATCGGGGCAATTTACACCTACGGTTATGACGTCTCAATAACATGGCGAACTGCGTTGTTGGGGTCCACATTCGGCGCCGGGTTCGGCGATCCGTTTACATCCCTCGATGCCGCCGCCGTGTGGGATGGCCTATTCCAAATAAAAGTTTATTGCAAAAATAATTTTAATGACGATTTCATTTTGAAGCGCACAACAACCGATATAAACGCCAAGACGTGGACGTACACATACGCCATGCAGATCGCCGATGGCGGCCCGTGGGCGTATCTCAGGTTCGATATAGATTCCTATTTCCCCGGCAGCGGCCCGAACTATGTGCATAATAATGATGGGAGTAATTCGATTGTCGTCAGAAGAATTTAACGGTAGGCCTGACATTTTTGTCGGGCACGGAGGAACCTAGATGCTTTACACCCCGAAATATAACCTCGGAAAAATGGATATCGGCGCCGCCGGCTGGCATGCCGTTTATTCCGCCAACTTTCAGATATTGGACGATAGGATTCATACATACATCGGCCCATTTCAGTTCGGAGAGGCGGTTGCGGCCGGCGATTGCTGCTGCCAGAAGGCGGACGGTAAATTCTGGAAGGCTCAGGCGAGTTCCGACTTACTGATGCCCGGCCTTGGTCTTCCGCTAATAGCCTATGCCGCCGGCGAAATAGGATATGTCAAACGCGTCGGGCCGTTTGTAAAAACCGGCTGGGCATGGACGGTCGGCGGACGAATCTGGCTATCCACGTCCGTTGCTGGAGGGCTTACGCAGACAAAGCCGACTAATTATCGCGCGCAATGCATCGGATGGGCTTCCGCGAGCAATGCGATAACCCTGATGGTTAATTTAACGTGGGAATAGGAGACAAGACTTGACAAAACCATCACCGCCAGTGGGATTTTTCGAAATATTCTCAATCGAGGGGGCCACCCCGAAACTCGGCCTCGAGCAGGTACCCTATGGTCTCACCGAATTTAATGCGGCCATATCGGCGAACATGGATATTCTGGACGCAAAAATCTCGACCTATTTAGAGGGCACTTCCGGGGAAGCGCTTGCGGCATACACGGCGGTGTATCAGAAAAGCGACGGGAAAATGTGGCGCGCAAAAGCCGACTCGGTCGTGACCATGCCGGCTGCCGGATTGATTGTGAGCGCCGTCGCAGGCTCCGGCTTGGCAGTGCTCTTCCAACGGATCGGGAGTATGACAAACCCGGCATGGAACTGGGCTGTCGGCGGCGCTGCAGGCCTGATATATCTCAGCCCGACCGTCTCCGGCGGACTCACTCAAACCCGTCCGACAAACGGTCGCGCTCAAATCGTCGCCGTCGCATTGGCCCCAACAACCATTTTCGTCTGGATACACCCGACGTGGAAATAATTCGAGCAATAGATATTTGCGCTGGCGCGGGCGGTTGGGCTTGCGCAGCGGATCGGCTCGAGGGCAAGCCGATAAAAATCGTTGCGGCGATTGATTTCGCACAGGATTGCCTCGATACCTACAAATACAATCATGATCGTCCTGGGGGAGTCGCGGAGGGCGCAGAATTCATTTGCGACGACGTGCGCAAAGTGGATTATTCGCGATTCAAAAACATTGACCTGGTGCTAGGCGGGATCCCATGCGAATCGATTTCTGTGGTCCGCCAAAATTATCCTGCATCCAATCCCGAACTGTTTGATTGGATACAAATACTCGATGCTTGCTTAAAGGCAGTTGAAATAATCCAACCCCGG